CATCAACGACGATCGGCTGCCGAAAACCGAACTGCTCCAAACTTGCCGCCACCGCATCGACCGCGCCATCGTTCAGTCGCGGGTTCCGGTCGTAAGGCGTAATCGAATCGATGTCACGAAGTTCAATATTGAAAGTTGTTTCCATAAACGATTCCTTGAGTCCGGAGGCGGACAGTCCGGAGTCTGGAGACTCCGCTTCCGAACGTTTTTGTTGAATAAAATTTACTTCAGACTCCAGACTCTTCATCTCCAGACTCAAAAAGGCCAGAAAACGAAAAGCAAGTCACAACTTTCCCTAAGTCCTTATGTACAAAGGAATAAAAAGCGTCACCCCCGCAACAAACTGTACAAAACCCTGCTACTCATTCATGACCCAAATAAGATTTTCGTAACGCAGTAAGTACCTATTTGACAAGGAGTTGCGTCGATTGATAAACGTGACATTTCTCGCGTATTATCACGCCATTATTCATAGGCACTGTGTTTTACGAGACATGAGCAACATGCGTCAAGTGCCGTAAATTACGATGTTTGACGAGTCATGGCATTGCGTGAGATGTTTGACGACTTATCGTCCTGTTATCAGAAAAGCATTTTCATGGCGAAATGGCTCAAATTCGTCCTGTCACGCAATGTTGGCAAGATGGTACATTTAGTGGCAAAAGAGGGCAAATGAAGCAAATTGAGCCATTGTTTGAAAAGTTTCGATAATCAAAAACCGAAAAAACCACATCGAAAGGGTTTTGCAGCCATTGGAAGGTGACAAAGAGAAGGTCAAAACGCGCAATTCCCCCGATGGCGGCAATTGGGCAAAAGTGACCAAAGGTGTTGGTAGGCAACATCATACGCTTCGTCGGAACAAAGGATTTCGTTTTTGGAATAGCAACCTTCATAGCCGACGAGTTGACGCATTTGCGATTTGATGCCTCCCGGCCCGTACCAGACCTCGCTGGCACAGAACTTCTTTCCCGCTTTGATGCTTTTGGCTACTGTTTCCAGATGCCGAAGTCGCGGTTCGAGTTGACAAAGATGATAAAAAGTGATGTTTGATTTCATAATGTCCTTTCAAAATGAGGGTGACTTGCGAATTCCGCAAGTGAAATTTGACTGGGGAAATCCGCCAGTCAAAAAAACGAGGCTATGGCAGATTTCATTTCGCGGAAGTTGGATGAAGTATCGTAATTTATAGACTCAAACCAACTTCCGGAGGTTTTTGGGCCGGAAGTTGGACGGCTAAAAAAAGATGGCAGCCAACTTCCGGCTCGAAACGGGCGGAAGTTGGGTGAAACATCGTAATTTACGGGACTTCGTGCAACTTCCGCGAAATGTTTCTGCCCGGAACATGTTTTGCGACTTGCGGAATTCTACGGCGACCATTCGGAGAATTCGGGCGAGTCTTCCGGCGGGGGTTCACCGGAAGGTTGACCCGCCGGGAGTTGCCACCACCATTGGCCATCGACGCTGTTCTTGCGCTTGATAACGTTAAGCCGTTTGGCCGCTTCGTAAATGCGGTCACGCGAGAACTTCATTCGTTTGCCACCGCCGAACACGCTGTCAACTTCCGGTTGGTCGTTTTTATTGCCGCAACGCTTCTCGCCGTCCTTGAGAAAGTCATGCAGCCACTCTTCAACCTTGAGAACGTCGACCGGCTTGCGGCCTTTCCGCAATTGACTGCGGTATTCTTCGAGATACTGATTGGCATGCTTGTCAAACATCGTATCGAGAAAATACACAACGCCGTCGCGTACATGGTATTTGCACCCGAAGGCTTTTTTGATGAGGTTCGACTTGGCAGGAAGCATGTAGCGGATGTCGGCGTCCTTGTCATAGTAAAAATTCCAAACCATACGCGCGAGATTGACATAAGCAATCGACCCACTGAACGCCTCCGCCGCCGTACCGAACAACATGGCGTTCTTCTTGGGATGCCCGACGCCGAGCATGGTGAACTGCTTTTCATCGGCGATACGAATGATCTCACGAAAGGCAGCCCGTACCTGATTGTTCTTGTGTTCGTCAATCTCACCCATGAACGCGGTGATCGGGTCAAAGATGACCAGTTTGATATAGCCCTTGCCTCGCGTCGCATCGAACTTGTCGATAAGCCCTTCAAGAGCTTTCGCGTTGGCCATCGTGAACTCGGCAGCCTTGTTAGTGCGTTTGTTCTTGACCACTTTCGGGACACAGATATGTCGCGGGTCGCCCCCCTGATCTTCGATACGCGGGAGCAGCGTATCCGTCACGCCGTCTTCGCTGGCAAAATAGACACAGCCGCCTTGTTCGCACGGCGTACCGTCAGGCCAGTTGCGTCCCGTTGAGATCGTCGCACACATGTAGCACACGAGCCATGTTTTACCGACTTCGCCGTCGCCGACAAGAAGGTTGAGCTTTCCTTGTACGAGTCGCTGATCCCAAAGAAATTTGAGTTCGGTACGGGTCAGGTCGGAAAGCATATCATATTCCAACTCATCCCAATTCGTATTTTTCGCTGATGCCGTCTTATTGAAGTTCGACAGGTCGACGCCGAGCGATTCCGGTGTCGGCGGTTTGCCGTAGCCGTGCGAGCCGAGCGTTCGCGTGGCCGACTCGAAGTCGCCGTTGTGTTCAAGCATGGTATAGGTTGCGAAAGCCGAATAGCTTTGATTCTGCTCAAACGGGTACGCATTGCTCGAAAACACATAGAACTGCCAGTGACCATCGACATGACGCAGGGTAGCCGAAATGCCGCTTGTTTTACCGGGTCTGCGCCAACATTCGTTGCCATCCCCTTTGGTTTCGACATAAGACCAGCCGTGCGATTTCAAGAGTGTGCGTATGTCGGCAGTATCATTAAACTCATCGCCGGGTCGCTCCGTGATTGGCCTTGTCGTTGCGACAGACGGCCTGTGGGACGTTTCCGGCAATGATTGGTTAAATGACCAAGCCGCCGTCAACAACGCGTCACGTTCGTCCGTAGTGATGACAGGGAGGCTTGTCATCGAGCCTTGCACCACTTCGTAACCCGGCGTCGGGTCGCATAAAAACAGGCCCGCTTCGCCGCGCGTTTCGATCAGGAGAATGACCACGAATTTTTTGCCGTCTTTGTCGAGACGCACGACCAACTGCTTGCCGTTGATTTTCGCGTACTCGATCCCCTTGTCGAAAAAGGTGTCGCCGAGTTCATATTCAGGCCGCATGGCAAGTTTCATGCTGGCATTGACAACGGATTCGTAACGATAGACGACATGCCAACCGCCCGACTGCGAACGCTCAATGACAAGCCGGTCAAGCAACGATTGATCGAGTTTTTCCGCCCAGGGCTGAAACGCTTCACCGGCGTTATCAAAATCGATCATTTCAAGATTGCCGGAGACCTTGCCGGTGATCAGGCAAAGGGCGTTACGCTCCCCTTTGAACCATTCGTCGAGTTCCGCGTCCGTCGGCAACCGGCTCTGATAAGGTTTCCATGCAATGGCGGCATGTTTTGTGGTTCGAATCGCGGGCAGGACGCAAAGACCCTCCGCGAGATATTCCTTTGCTTTTGCCAGCATCACACCTCCCCGTTCGTTTTTCCGCCGTCATCCAGCCAACGCATGATCGCCTCGTCAATGGCTTCAAATTTGATTTTCGGGCCGTCGGCGGTGGCAACGATTTTCGACGTTTCTTGATAGGAACTCGGACGCCGGTATTTCGGCATGTCGAGCAGCGACGGCGGCAGTAATCCGCGCTTGATTTTTTCCTCAAAATCCAGAATGAACATGCAGTTGCAAAAAATGCCGGCGAGATGGTCTTCGTCATGTTCCCCCATCTGATATTTCAATAAATGGCGGTACATCGACGCAAAACAACGCTCAATGCTCAGGCCGCGCTCCCAGTTTCTCGGAGTGTATTTGAGAGCACCCAATTTCAACCAATGAGCCAATCTTTCCAAAGCGAACGGAGAGATCAGTTCCGGACGCGGTTTGTTGTCGTCGCTGTCACGTACCGCGCCTGTCGCAAACGTTTCTCGTTTTCCACTGTCTTTCATTTTTTCCATAAACAATACCTCAAAAGATAATAAAGGATCGTACACAAATGGAGTGCGATCAGTAATAGCAGTTGTTGTCTCCATGTCATTTTTGTAACGCCCATTGCATTTTGTTGTTTTCCATGATCGCGTCGCAAATCGTGCGTTCCCGAACGACAATATCCCAGCAATTTTCACAAACCACCGAAAAACGCCGCAACGCACGTCCGGTGTTCGGGCTGAGCCACTGCACCAAAAGACCACGATTACAGCCGCATTGGTGACATTTCAGCATTTCGATCAATTCGGCGTATTTGGCTTTTGAAACGCCCGGTTTGCATGGGCGTTCCTTTTCGATGTCCGCCAACGACTTTTCGATCACCAAAGCAGCCTCGCCGATGAGCTTGCGAACATCAGCAATGTTTTCCTTTTTGCGGGACTTGCCCGCTTTTTTCAGCGTTTTCTGCACGATTTCAAGTTGCGTGCAGAACGTTTCGAGTTTCTCAAGTAATTCGCTCAAGGTTTATTGCCTCCATGATTAAAAAGGTATATCGTCATTGTTGTTAGGAATCGGATCACCGAATGCGTCCGTGTTGGTCATCATTGCCGAAACCCCTTCGGGGATTTCACCGAGTTCGCAGCGAATGATCTTGTCGTATTTTTCACCCGGAATTTTTCGGATGGTAATGCTGACCGGCACAGCCAAACCGCCTGCGTTGGCAATATCAACGGCCTCTTCCGCCGTTTCAGGCAAGGGATCGTTCGACCGTTCAAGCCACCACTTTTCAAACCGCTTGCGGGCCCAACCGTCATGTTCCGGACAAACCCATTCGTAGTGATAACGATTGAAACCGACGCGATATTCGATCTTCATCGTCTTGGGCGTCCAGGCGTCGGCTCCCTTCTTGGTATGCACGCTGTAATAAACATCCTGTACGTCGTATTCAATATCCTCAATGCCGCCGGAAAGTATCCCTGCTTCCGACGCTTCCGTTTCATGCTTTTTCGTTTCCGGTTCCGGGAAAATATAACCGCAGTCGGGACAGATTTTGATACGGGCATGCATGATCAGTTGGCATTCCGGGCATTCACGCATCGGCGTAACGCCTTTTTGACCCTCTTTGATGCCGTCCTTGATGGTGATGGCATCAATCGGCCCGTGCCGAAGGATATTGCCGCCATAGTCCAAAACAAGGCAATCCGTTTTCGATTCATGCAGGCGAAAACCCCGTCCGCAATTTCCTACAATGGCAACTTTCCCATTGCGACGAGTGACCAATGTTCCCTTTTCGGTAGTAAGACACCATACCCATTCATTTGAGGCGTAGGGGACTTCCCCCAATTGACATCGGTTGGGTATTAATTCGTTTTTATCTTTTCGTGTTCCACCAATGAACGACGTGTAGATTTCACGAACGGCAATTGACCACTGTTCTTGCGGAAACTGATTCCATTCCGAAGGCGTTGGAAACACATGGCGGACATCACAGCGAAATCCGCGCTCTATCGCCAATTGTTGAAGGCGGTCGGCAAGTCGGCGTCGACAGCCAAGATTGATCGTCATTGTTCGGGGTGTATAATCCAGTTTTGAAAAATCACGATGACCTCCATTACCTTGATTCATTGCGTTGAGTAAAATCCGAAATTGCTTTTTACTCAAGGAGTTATAAATATACGGAACATCCTTATCAATCCAATCTTCCAGGTATGCCCAACCTGACTTCCCATATTGTTCTCCGCGAGGTTCGCCATGAGGGATAACAAACATGATATTGTCATCATATTGCGCAAGATCACCCGTATGCGATTGACGGTATTCACGAAAACCAAAACCGCAAGATGTCAAAATATGGCGGATTTCGTCATGAAATTTTCTTGCTGATTGTGAAATCGTAATTGTTCCATTGCAATGATTCTTGTAACCATCTGTCAGAAACCAACCCAAAAATGCAACTTCGGCATCCGTTAAATTGGCGTCCTGATCATATTGTTGACCGCTTCCCGCAATGGGGATAATATATCCATCACGACGAGTTGCAACTTGATCGGCAGGTTGGATTTGCCAGTTTTTGCAGGTTTTTCCCGTGCATCGCAATACCATATTATGATTGTTTGTAATACGAATATCCAAACGCGGATTCGTAATCCCATACATGGATTCCCCTCGCCGTAACGGACGATGCACTTTATTTTCCGCATGGACATAGTCAATTTCTTCTGTTTCAAGGTCGAATGTGCCAACCATGTCACCAACGGTAATTTCATGACAATGCCGCCACCCGAATGGTGTTAAAACCTCTGTTTCCATGTCAAGGCACATCTGGTAATAAAGCCCCGGGCTGGCTGTTGGACGCAATAATACGACACAATCGACATTCGGTGCATCAAAGCCAGTTGTCAAAACATTGACGTTCACAAGAAATTTCAATTGCGATAACCCGTCGCCGAACAGGTTGCTGTCAACCTTCTCCCCCTTGAAACGTTTGAGTATGGTTTCGCGTTCGACGGAGGGGGTGTCGCCGGTGACAAGGCCGCACTCGCAACCGGAGAATTTTTCAATTGTTTCCTTGACATGTTCGGCATGGGCAACCGATGCCGCAAAGATCAGTACGCTGTGCCGGTCGTGCGTTTGCATGAGGATTTCACGGCAAGCCGAGGCGACAAGGTCGGCATTGTTCATCAACTCATCGACCTCGGCGGCGATAAATTCCCCGGCACGAATATGCAGGTTGGAACAATCGACCTTGCTGCGTCCGCCTTTTGTTTTCAAGGGACACAAGTATTTTTCCTCAATGAGCTGCTTGACACCGATCTCAAAGCAGATATCATTAAGCAGGTTGTCCGGCCCGCAGAGCAGACCCGACTTCATGCGATACGGTGTTGCCGTCAGCCCGATCAAACGAATGTGCGGATTGATCGCACGCATGGCGGTCAGGAAAGTTTGATACATGCCATCTCCTTCGGGAACCAAGAGATGACATTCGTCGACGATCACCAGATCAAAATGTCCGAGTTCCTCCGCACGGTTGTAAACCGATTGAATCCCGGCAACGATGACCGGTTCGCCGGTGTCCCTTGAATTGAGACCGGCCGAGTAAATGCCGACCGGTAAATCAGGTGCGATACGACGCAAAGTATTGGCCGATTGCTCCAGCAATTCCTTGACATGGGCAAGCACCAACACCCGGCCGTTCCACATCGTGACGGCATCCATGCAAATCCTTGAGAGGCAAGGGGTTTTCCCGGAACCGGTTGGCAACACCACGCATGGATTGCCGTCCTTGTTTCGCAAGTAATCATAAACCGCGTCGATGGCCGCCTGCTGATAATCACGCAGTTGCATGTTCCCTCCGCGATGTTGAAATATGCAAATACCCGCCACGCACGGTCACTCGCTGGTCGCCGGAAAAAATTTTGTCGTTGATTTGGCCGTCAATCCTGACAATGGCATTGCAGGTCACCAGCGATTTGCCGCCCAGAATCGTTTGGCCGCAGATCAACGAATGGCCGGTGATGACGGAACGATCACAAATGCACGCTTTTTCAATGACACGCGCCGCGTCTGAAACGACAGCGCGTCCCCGGATTTCGACTTCGCCGTCGATCCAGGCATTTTCAATAATCCGAACGCACCCGATGATTTTGCAATGTCCGGCAAGGACAGCGTCATTACGAATCGAAACCCTCCCTTCGAGGAACGCGAAATCCTTGATGCGCACCAGCCCGCCGGCATTCGGCATAAGCGTTTTGCCCGATTGACTGCGGAACCCGTAACAATAAAGTTTCGTGTGACCGACGATGGTGGCCGCTCCGCTGAGATACGTTGAATTGCCGACATAAGCATGACCGCCGACAAAAACATGTTGATCCAACAAGGTACACCCTTCAATGACGGCATGGTCGGTAACGATCACGCGATCCCTGAGCACGGCGCGACCGCGAACGATAGCGTTTTTTGTGACACGGGCATTGCCGTAAACCGCCGCTTTTTCGCCGACCCAGCAGTCACCGGTATGGGAAAGGTTGCTCGTGTCCTCAATGTACCCGCCGAGCGTTCCCTTTTTGATTGTTCCAAAATCCCGCTTTGCGACAATGCGATATAAGCACCGTCCGTCGGGCAGATGACGTTTCTGGTTGATCATTTTATATTTCTGTTCCATAAGCATCCGTTTAAGTGGTTTATAAATTGGGAAACGGATCGTCGTCATGCGAGGCACGAATCAACACATTCGAAGCGATGGTACATTGCTCGAAATACTCGTTTCCAAGCCGGAACCGCAGTTCGGCCGCCGCCATTTGCGGGTTGCCGAGCGGAATATTGACATACACCGTATTGCGGGACTCGTAACGACCGGGATTGCGTTTCGTGCTTCGCTTTTTCAGGTCAATCTCTTCGTACTCGTCAGGTTCGTCCGGAATATTTTCAAGTTCACGGCGTCCCGGTTCCGGCGGGATAGCCTCAAATTCCTCGCACGCTTCCGTCCACGGGGTGCGTTTTGACGAGTCCAACATGCACTCGCCGCGCGAATCCATGAAGTTCAGGCAATTGCTGCAACTTTCAGGAGACGAAGGTTTTGAACCGATGTTTTTGGTATTGATGACCCTGCCGTCCTGCCCGATTCGCAAATCTGACTTGCGGATTCCGCAAGTCAATTCAAGTTCACATCGAATCACCCCAACGGTATCGTGATGAACGCCGACATGCTTGGCTATTTGGCTATTGCTCAAATCGACCCCTTTGGGATGCAACAACGCCTGTTTGATCGCATTGCGTTTGTCGGCATTACTCCGTCGCAGGCCGTGCGATTTGTTTGCCGCAAGGCTTTCCCAAATCGCATCTTCGACCGTCCCTATACGCGGTTCGGCAAGGATCGGGTCGTTCGGTTTTGCCCGCATGTGGGCGAAATACCTGTGAAACCCGTCAACAAGGATGTAGCGATGTTTGGCCTCATCGTAAAAGACAAGGATCGCCGGGAACTCGTCGCCGCGTTCCATCGCCTCGGCATAGTCGGCAATGACGGTTTCATTCATTTCGATACGCGACTGCGTCCCGCAGTCGGTTGAAATCATTTTCGGGTCAATTTTGCTCGCCATCGTTTTTTCTTTGTTGAAATTGGTTGATCGTTTCGACAAGTGCCGGTAAATCGTCGAGCCGCAAAACCACGACCCAGGGGCGATGGTTCGGCCTGTGCATGACAACCGGCACATTCGATTCCCCCGCATCACGAATTGATTGGTCGAGTGCCTCAAACAACCGGAAATGTTCGGTACGCTTGCATTCGATGTGAATGTTGTCAATGTCGGTGACAACATCCGGCGAGTCCGCCCCGCCGGTATATTGCACACCACGACGCGCCGTCGCACCAAGTACACGCTGTAATTCACGGGCTAATTCGCGTTCTCCGGTTTTTCCCTTATTGCGTGAAAGTCGTCCCATGCTCTTGCTCCTCCCGGATTATGCGGCCATGTACCATTTCCGATTGAAATCGCTGGATCAGTTCCAAAAACGGATTGACCGGCGGTTGGTGTTTCGGCTGATGTTTGTGATCATCTTCTATCACGACAATAGTTTGAATGATGGTGATTTTCATGTATTTTCCTTTCGAGTTTTCAGACTTCCGGCTTCGGACTTCAGGGTTTGATTTGAAATTCTGAAGCCTGATGCCCGAAGTCTGGTGCCTTGTTTGTTTTATCTTTTCCAGGGCGGAACGCTGTTGTTAGCCGGAACGGTTGTTTTTGCCGTCGATTGCTTCACCTGCGATTCCGGTTTGGAGTACGATTTCACTTCGTTGTGAATTTCGCCGGTCGAATCGTCGGTTTTGCACTTGACAGAGATCACGAGTGGGATATGATGCAGTTCGTGGGACTCGCCAAGACGCAGGACGCCGACTGAGTGGCAGATGGCCGACAGGTTCGCTTCGGCAATCTTCACCGTTTCCCGGTTCGGATGCTTCAGGCAGAGCCGATCCCAGACTTTGCGGTTTTTGAACTCGCCGTCGATCACGGTGAATTCGAGTTGCAGCATCTCGCCGTTGCCTGCTTTCGTCGGCTTCAGTTCCGAGTCCGTGATTTCGACAAGGTACTTGCCCGGCGGCAGGGTTTCATAAGGCACCGACGGAGCAACCTGCGATGCGTCAAAATTCAGTAATGCCATGTGTTATCCTTTCTTTGTTTGGTAAAATTTAGGGATCAGACTTCAGGCCTCAGACTTCAGAAAGAGCATGGAAAGCCAACCCTGATGTCTGAAGCCCGAAGCCTGCGATTCAATTCAACGAAAAGAGTTCCTTTGCCGCAAACGGGATGCTGACGAATTCCCGTTCGCGTGCGAATGCGAGTAGCGAATACCCGGTTCGCTTGTAAATTTCACGCCGCGTGGTTTCGCGGTGGTCGGGCAGCTTGACAAGCCAGTCGGCAAGCTCCTTGATAATCGCCGGTTGCTTGTGCGGCGTACAAAGCCAACTGCAAAACGTGGTCAGCTTGGTTTCATTGACGGTATAATACGCCCGTGCCATGACGCCGCGCACCGTCGGATCGTCAATCTGCCGCGACCAGGCCGGGGCGAGTTGATCGACCGCGAACTGGACGGCGGAATAATGTTGCCGGTAGTGGCCGTTGATTTCTTTGGAACTCAGGTTGAGCCGTGAACAGAACCGCCCGGCTAACATCGCACGAAGCGTCGAAAGATGCTTTGTCGTGATCCGGCTGTCCCGCTGTTCCAAACGGATCACGTCGAGATTGGTGCGCACCTTGCCGCAGTCAATCGCCTCGTGATTGGCAAGGGTTTGATCGGCGAAAACGAGCATCCTGACCGTTTTGCCGGAACGCCGGACGGCTTCGAGCCGTTGTTGGCCGTCGACAAGAACACCGTACCTGTCGAACGCGATGCCTTGGTGCGTCAGCCGCCAGTGACCGGCAAGCATGGCACGGCAAAGGCGTTCGACCGTCTCTTCGTTGATTTTGCGGTTGAAAAAATTGCGTTGCAACCACATTTCGGCAAGCTGCGGCGTGACTTCGACCACGTAGGCCAAATTGGACTGCTGGGCGGATTTGGGCATTTGAAATGTTGACATGAGAAGTTCCTTGTTATCGAGTCATGGGAAATTGGTTACAGACTTGTGTTACGATTCGTTCGACGGCGTTGATGCCGTCCTCTTCTTCAATTTTGGCAAGCAAGTCGACAATCAACCGCTCGCGGTATTCGGCATCGAAAAGACTGAACAGACAGGAAATCAGCGTTTCGGGGTCGTGCAACAAAATGTGCTCCAGCGTGACCGACTCCTGAAACGTGTCGGTCGGATTCGGAAACGTCGGCGTGAGCGGTTCCGGATCGAAATCGGGAATTTCGTCCTTGCCAGCAATCCGTAACCGGGTGTATTCCTTGTTGATGGTCGTTTCGCCACTGCGCAAACGCTCTTTTGTTTCGTCGTCGGCGTGTTCGTGCAGATATTCTGCTTTTGCCATTGTTCCCTCGGAAACACCGGCAATTTTGGCAAGCTCGCCACGAACAGTGGTGGACTTCTTTTCATCATCAAGGTATGACAATGTTGACATACCTTCGTTTGATTCCTGATTACACTTTTTACTTCCACCGGCAGACATTCTGGCTTTGGCCTTTGTCGCCAGTGCGGTCTTAAACCGTCCGGCGATCTCCGTCCGTTGGAACGGCGTCAAATTTCGCCGGTGTTCCTGATGTTGCCACGCCCAAAGTTTGGCGTCGTCGAGCGAGTCGAATTCCAGTTCCACCGTATCGAACGGCAACTCGTGATCCTGGCAGATCGAGTAACGGTTATGCCCGTCAACGATGGTGTCGTTCCAAACAACCAACGGCGACAAACAGCCGTGTTCCAAAATGTCCGCTTCGAGCCCCTTGTATTCCGCGTCCGACAAGGCCGGAAGCAAGGTGTGAAGCTCGGAATGAATTTTCAACGTTTTCATTGCAGGTACTCCTCCAAATCAAAATCAGGGTCACCGATCATTTCGTAATCGTATTCGTCCAGATCGGAATCATCCGGGTCATCAAAGTATTTAACATGGCGGTCACGCCGCTTGCTCCCCGCCTCGATGTAACGGCAGGAGGCACATCGCAACCGGCTGCTTCCCGGCATGCGTTCGCCGTCCATGAAAATGATGTCATCACACGATTGGCAACGCCGGATGCCGCTTTTTTTACGTTTTCTGGTCATCGTTCTCCTCGCGTCAGGTTTGGTTTTGGGTCAGTGCATCCATCAGTGCCGACCAGTCGAGCGGCAACATTTCAGGCAGGTTGTAACGGTTCTTGGCAACACAGGCCGGCGATCCGATACAGCGTAAAACACGTTCCCCGCCGCTTTTTTCCCCTTTGGCCGCGCCCCGTTCACGGGTCGCCAGCAATACCGCATCGCACCATTCGCAAAGCAGGGCGTTGGCATGTTTGTGCAACTTGGGGCTGAACCGGTCAAATGCCGTCGATTCCGGGTCGATGTACGACTCGATCTTTGCATGTGCGATCAAAATGACGATCATCCCGCGCTCTTCCCGCAAATACCGAAGCCCGTCCACCACCTGCCGCCAGTACGTCAGGGCATGAACATATCCCTTGCCATAGCCTCCATCAACCTTTTCAATCGAGTTCACCTTGTAATGGCTGCAAAGATGGTCAAAAATGAGCCGTTCCAGCCAGTCCACCGAATCGATCACCACCGTTTGATAATCATGCTTTTCCGTCGAAAGGGCGGTGATGTACGCCATGCAATCGTCAAACGATTTGCAGAGCGGAAACGAATGGCAGTCAATCTGATCCGTGCCATCCTCTGTGAGGATGAAAACCGGATGCGGTGCTCGTGAGGAAAACAGGCTCTTCCCAACGCCTTCGCTCCCATATATCAGCAGTCGCGGAGCCTGCTGTTTTTTGCCGACGGATATTTTTTCAAGTAATGACATTGCTATCTCCGTAAAAAATGAGGTTGTTGTTTTCAGATAATGGTGAGCATGCGCAATTCTTCGTAACCGGTCGGCCAACAGTCTTTGGCCTTCGATTCCTTGAGCCGCTCAATCGCCGCTTCGTTTTCAGCACGGGCAAGGAGAAGCGTTTCACTTGTCACCTGCCAGACGCCGCAACGGAACGGCTCTTTTTTCTCGACCGCGATGATATACACAGGAACAAGCTGCCCGATGACGACATCCAAGACGCACTGGTAAAACGCCATCTGGTTCTGGTAGCGAAACCGCCTTGCATCCGACTCGAACCAAGTGAGATCGTCGCAGGTTTTGAGGTCAATGATGCCGTAGTCCGGGTTAAACCAGTCCAGTCGAATCTGGCACGGCAGACCGCAATACTCCGTGCGAATCACGCCTTCGGGAATCCCTGTTTGAAGCAGTGCGGCGGCGTATTCGTTCATGCGAACGGCGGAGTGCATTGCCTCGACGGTTTCGGACTGCTCGAAGGTGAGCACAGGTTTTTGCTGTTCGGCTTGCCATTCCAAAAACTTCTTGGTCGTGTTGCCGAACGGCCGCCCGGTTGTCGGGTTGATCGGCCCGCCAATGGCATAGTCCGATTCGTACTTGCCTCGTCCTTCGAGAATCAACGAGTGTGCCGCACTCCCCAGCAAAAATGCCTGCGATTCCATGTCGGGAATGAGACCGTTTTGCTTTTTGTGATAAAGATAGGGGCACTTCAAAAAGTCGATCAGTTGATGACTTGAAAAATAATTTTTGGCCTTTGCATGATATTCATTGGCCGGTTCGTTCAAAAAAATGCTTGTATCGATTGACATGCTTGATCTTTCTGTTAAAAAATATGTTGTTGTTTACATGTTGACACCAGCGACCAACGGGAGCGGGTTTTATCGCCGACGCGGTAGCGTCGATCTGCGATGCAACGTGCAACGTTGCTCTACCTATATAGGACAGCGAACGTTGCAAGTGCATCTCAAATTTTTTGTGAGGTGGTCAGCAGTAGTCAAATGCCCGAAACCGCTGACGGATTTTGTCGAGTTCCAGTTCCAGTGTTGTTTGCGAGCATTGCACCAGCCTCTGGATTTGGCGCGGCATTTTGTCGTGAATGAGACATTGGCAAATGGCACGCTGGCGTGCCGTCAGTTTTTCGAGAATGGATGCAACGTCGAGTTTGAAAACGGAGAACCCGTTTTCGCTGAATTCACCCTGCCGGACTTCGTTGACGGTCGGCGTTTGTTCGTCCTCCATCGACAAGTACCGGGTGCGATACCGCTTCCACCGTTTCGTGTACCGGGCAACGATTCGGTCAATGGCATCGTTGAGTTGCAGTTTGGATAAAGCCGCCAACGACTTTTGATGCTTGAGGATATGCAGCACGATATTCTGCCGAATATCCTCCACATCGTTCGGCGAGATACCGTTGATCATCGCCTGCACCCGCAAGTACCTCTTCGCAAGTGAAATGTATTTTTCCCAATTTAACATGGTTACTCCTTTGGTTTTCGTTTTCCAAGAATCAAAATGAGTCTTGCACTACAAAGGGGTTTGTGTCACTTCAGAGGTGGAAAAGCCACTTCCGAGGTGACAGAGATATTTTTTTGGAAAAAAAGTCGAATCCGCGCATAAAAAAAGCCGGATCGAATGTCCGACTTTGTGTAATATCGCTAAATTAACAGTTTTTAGAAATGCCAATCAATTTTTTCATGCGGGGAATAAAACGGATAGAGGCCAAAGTGAAGGGTGTTCCTGAGGTATTTTGCAAAATCAGGTAGCCCCGCTTCGATTTTTTCGATGGCGGTATTGATGTTTTTTGTAACACGTTTGGCAAGATTGCGACTCGATGAATCAATATTCCGCGTTTTGCCATGAATGGTTTTGGCATTACTGAGTTCGTTTTCAATGATTTGATATTCATCGTCAATTTCTTTCTCGCGGACAGGGTCATGATCTCTAGCCCAGCAACGTTGGGCGGCAAGATCAGTGAGACGTTGACGATATTGTTCTCTGGCCTCCCGGTCGAGAACGTCATCATGGTTG